AACTATATGAATCAGAAAAAATTAAAGGTAAGACCAACACCTTTAGTAATAATCAAGGCTAGTAATAAAGGAATAGGAGAAGCGTATGTCGTCCAGAGGCTCAGTGATGTCCTCCCCAACCTCTAAGCACGACATAGTAAAAGTACTGGAACATTACGGCTTCACGATTCCAAACAATCGTGGTGGATGGATGTCAGTTAGATGTTCATTTCACAATGACCATGTTAAGTCGGCTCGTTTAAACATTGATGGCGGTGGCTTTAGATGTTTTGCTTGCGACATGGCTGGAGATGTTTATTCAATTATCATGAAACGAGAAGGAGTTAATTATGGTGAGGCTCTCAAAATCGCAGAGGGAATTACTGGCGAAGGCAACAGAGAACTACGAAAGAAACCTAGGAGAGGCGCTTCCGTATCTAGTGACTCGCGGTATAACAGAGGCAACGGCTCGTATGTTCCGCCTCGGCTTCGTGGCGAATCCTGAAACAGGACACGAGATATATCAGGGCAAGTTAGCAATTCCATACATAACACCATCAGGTGTAATTGATATTCGTTTCCGCAGTTTAAACAATGACAGTGGACCGAAGTATCTTTCTCGCCCTGGTGCTACCACTCACATCTATAACATTGGTGCACTGACTCAAGACAGTAGCATGTTAGTTGTTTGTGAAGGTGAGATTGATACCATCATTGCAACTCAAGTTGGCTTTACTGCAGTTGGATTGCCTGGTGCTAATAACTGGAAACCATATTACTCAAGAGTGCTAGATGGTTGGGATAAAATTATGTTGTTTTGTGATGGTGATAATGCTGGCAGAGAAATGGCTAAGACAATTAGCCGTGAACTAGACAATGTATTCCCTGTATTCATGCCTGATAATCAAGATGTTAATGATGTGTTCCTAACCGAGGGAGCAGATGGATTGCGCAGACGAGTGGGTGCTTAACCTTGGTTAAAAATTCAGCGTTTGATTTGGACTTTGGCTATGGGCGCAAGGGTGAACAGTTAGTTGAGGAACTGCTTACTCAAGGCAAGAAGGTTGAAGTTAAGCGAGATAGAAAATGGTGGGTCACCAACAACCTATACATAGAAGTTGAGTGTTGGTATATGAAATCCCAATCATGGGAACCATCGGGTGTAATGGTAACTGAGGCAGAGTACTGGGCGTTTGTGCTAGAACAAGGCGTGCTTTTAGTTCCAACATCACATGTACTTTACGCAGTTAAAGAGTTTGGTCGTGAGATAACTTGTGAAATCCCTCCTAATAAAAGTAAGGGTTATCTCATAACCGTTGATGATTTGCTTATGGCAATGCGTAAATTAAAGAACGAGAAGGTGGAAACTAAAGATGGATGAACAAGATAAAGTTTGGGAAACCATTTATAGTATTGCCCGACAGGTGGCAAGCCGTTCCAATCGTATCCATCGTGGGCTTGTAAGCACTGATGATTTGTACCAGCATATGTCCTTATGGGCACTAGAGCACTGGCACAAGATTGAACAGTGGCAAGATGAGGAAAGTTTAAAGTATAAATTACGCAGAACTTTCTACAATGAAGCACAGAAGTATGTTGCTAAAGAGCGGTCAAGATACTCTCGTTCACCCATGGCAGATTCTTTTTACTATACCCATGAGGTATTACATCAGTTATTGCCTGATGTATGGGAGCATATTGGTTGGGTTGATACACCTGATATGTCGCAAGAGTTCATCACTCATACAAGTAAACCATCAGAGGGTGGCAACAGATTAGCCTTGCTGTCAGATGTTGCATTTGGTTTAGACCGTTTAAACAAGAACGATAAAGACCTGTTGCGTATGCGTTATGCACATGGTGGTATGGAATTTTCTGCACTCGCTGAAACTTATGGTGCTAGTGATGAGGCAATACGCAAGCGTGTTAAGCGTGCCTTGGATAAGTTACAAGATAGACTTGGTGGTGAGCCACCTGTTTGGCGTAGCCGTAGTCGTAGGCGTAGCAATGCAGAGGCAAGAGCAGAGATAAGAAACCAAGAAGAGAGTGGGGACTGAAATGAAATCTATATTGCTGGAGTTGCAGATGTTGCTCCTTGATTTGGAGTTCTATAAATTGGTAATGGAAATACTTATTGGATTGGGATTGTAATGATTATTGGATTGAGTGGATACGCACAGTCAGGTAAAGATACCGTTGCTGAGTTGCTTTGTTTAAACTATTCGTTCAAGCGCATATCCTTTGCCTTGCCTATACGCGATGCAGTCTTTACTTTAAACCCATTGCTCGGTGATAACTCACGCGTTGAGGATTTAGTTAACGAGTATGGTTGGGAAGTAGCCAAGTCTAATCCCGAAGTCCGTAGATTATTACAGGTGTTTGGTACCGAAGTTGGGCGTGAATTGTTTGGAGAAAACTTTTGGATTGACCAAGCGTTTAAACGAGCCGATGAATATGAGCGGGTTGTGTTCTCTGATGTGCGCTTTCCTAATGAAGCACATGCGATTGAACAAAAGGGTGGTGAAGTGTGGCGTATAAACAGACACAATCATGCACCAGTTAATCGTCATAAGAGCGAGCATGCTATGGATAACTTTATGTTTAAACATGTTATATATAATGATGGAACTTTAGATGAACTTGCTAATCAAGTATTTGAATTGATGCACAACATACATAAATTATAGAAGGCACCCACCATCGGGACTGGAACCTAGGTGAGTGCCTCGTAGGGAAGTGTATCGCACATATTAAACTGAGTGCAACTCCCCTCGTGTCGGATTAAGTGAGATTTCACTCACTCTCCAACCTAATTTTCTTCTCATAATCTTTCGTGCCAGCGCAGTTGTTCCACCCCATGTTCCAAATCTTTCATGTACCAATCCCCACTCTAAACACTCTGCTTTGATTGGGCAGTTAGCGCATAGTCTTTTGATTATGTAGTCAGGATTTTCTCTTTCTTCTACTGGATAAAAAAGTTCTGTGTCTATGCCAACACATGCACCTTGTTTAAACAGTTCATAGTTATACCGCAGTCTGTAAGTTATTGTTCCGTTTGGTTCCTCAATCTGACTTAATATCCTATGGTACTTTGGTTTCGTTAACATAACCTGCTCCAATCATATAGTCCAGTACGGTTTTCAATAGAAGTTCACACTTGATTCCATCACGCAGGGTTGCTGGCTTGCAATCCTCTATTGACCAAGTGAAGTGTTCGTCAATCAAATGATTGGTTAGTTCACTGATGATTGCCTCATTAGCCATTAGTACCACCCCCTTCCGAGATTACTTCCGAGTGCTTTACATATATTGCCACCATATTTTCTTTGGATATATGCAAGCCCTGCTTCTACTTGAGTGAACCCATTGCTGGTTTTTTTATAGCCCACAAGTCCCCAAGTTTCAGGCATGAATTGTGCTATGCCATAGGCTCCCGACTGGCGGTTGCGTGATTTGGGGTTCCAGTTTGACTCTCTTGTCCATAGTGTATAAAGGCAAGTCCATTGCTCCAGTTTATTTTGTTGTATCAATAACTGTATTGCATGTTGTTGATATTTATTCTCATGGAAGGCTACGACTGTGCCAGCGATATGATTACCACTTGGCGTTGGTGATACTGGTATGTGCGACTTATCAAAAAACTTATCGTCAATCGCCACGCTTAAAGTTATTACAATAAACATGGCGATTAACCGTTTAAACATCATGAGATTATCTCTTCATCTTTGGCGCTGATGTTGCTGATAAGTGTGGATATGTACTCAGGTATATCAGTGTCATAACCTTCACTATCGCAAGCACCGACAACAATCATGTTGCCTGCTAGGTACGGTGTATTACCGAATAGGAAAGAGATTGCACTGCCCAGTGGATTTAGAGGTAGTTGTTTTAACAATCCTTCCTCATCCACATAGGCACACGCTACCTCTACACCGTTGTAGTCATACAGTCTGACTGCTTCAATGTATCCATCAATAGCATCTTGGTAATCGGTTAGTTGTTTAAACAATTTCTCCAAGTGTGCACCATTTGGTTTGATGACCATGCCTTTTACAGGTTTGCGCTCACTCATTTTTTCACCCCCTTACTAGCGTTTGCGTAATCTTTCCGCAGTTGCAGGACAATTTGTTGAAAGTTTTTCTCATCAACATCAGCCCATATATTGCTCTCGGTTTGAGTTAATCTATACTCAGCGAGTGCACCATTAACCATTAGCATTTGCTCTCTAGTTAGTTTCATGTTTACTCCTCATCTCCCCACATACGGTCAGGTTGACCGCAGGTGCAGTCCAGTTCATCACAGTCATCACAGGGTTGGTTAATACCTAGTGCGACATCATCTCCTTGTAGATACATTGGCTCAGACATTTGACTCCTCATCATTTCTTTTGAGGTCATTGACCGTTGGTTCGTTGGCTCGTTGATACATAGGTGCCAATAAGTTTTCAAAAAACTGATGCAACCTGTTGTAATACCACCAATCAAATTCATCTTTGTCGGTCATTGTTTAAACGCCTTAAGATTTTCAAGTGTCTGTTCTAGTTGGGCAATCCTTTCGGCAGTAGTTAAGCGCGGTGTTATACCGTACTTTAACTTCTCTGCTTTAAAGATTGCTTCATACTCAGCACGGTGATTAGCAATGAGTTGTTCCATTGCATCGTACTTTGCTTTGGCATATATGTTTGAAGTTGATTTACTCATTAGTTCACCAAGTCTTTCATCATGTTGTTGAGTTCAGCGTAAGATAACTTACTGCTTACCCATTTACAACCATCTTTGGTTGAGTCATTTTCTAATCCTGCTACCTTTACCCAATCACGATAAGGCTTTGCGCCTTTGTATACGCTCATGAATAAACGAGCAGACAGGTACAGTGCGTAGTCGTTATTAACCCACAGCGCACAGTTCCAAGTGTCATAGTTTTTCCAGCCTTGGTAAGTTGTTTGATTACTCATCACTTCACATCCCAAGTTAGTTCATCAAGGTACCACTCGAAACTCATGCCACCATGTTCATCTTGGTTCCAGTTTTTTACCCAATCAGGTCTTACCGTAGGCACTTGCCAATAGGTTTCATAGCCATTGAACTCATCCCAAAATAAAGTTAGTTCATAACTTTCTCCATCATGGGTGAAGTAGATATATCTTTTCCATCCAGTGTCCTCATGGCGTGAGCCTTGTATTTGGATTTCTTTGGTTGCGTTCATGTTAGAAGGGTCTTTCTACCATTGTAGATACTTGCTTGCGTAAGTTAGATACACGCTCACGCAACCATGCGTTCTCGCGTTCTAGTTCTGCATTTCTTTTTATAGTAATAATCATTACGCTAACAGAAGTAATCAGCGCAATCATTACTGCAATCAGGTCAGTTCCTAGCATTTCCAGCCTTTCGTTTGTGTAGCCTTGTTGCTACGGTGTAAGTATTTCAGTTCATAAGATAGAAGTCAAGCATTTAGTTTAGATTTTTAAAAAATAATTTCTATGTTGTTTAAACAGTTGGCTCCAGATTACAGCATGCTGAAGATACCTTTGTTTAAACAAAAAAGAAAAATCCCCTGGCGGATTTGCCGCCAAGGGACTGTTCTGTTTAAACGATTAGAAGTTTAGGAACTCGTCATGCTTGTCCCACCACTTTGAATACTTGTCTGCTTTGTATTGGTTGTACCTACCGTACCAATCCATATCACTCTCAGCAGACTCTTTGGTAGTAGTCCAGTCGTAAAGTTTAAACGACTCGCGCTTTGCAGGTGTGAAGGTTTCGTGTTTGATGATACGACCATCACGAATTTGGAAGTACTCACCCTCTTGCGCCTCGTATAACCAATCCATTTCACAATCGGTCATGATGCATGCGTTCTCTACGGTTTCCTTAGTAGAGCCATAGAATAGAGAGCCAGTACTAGCCTGTGCAATCCATAGTGGGGATGAATTTAAGCGTGCCAAGTGTAGGTTGCGTGGGTCATTGGCAGTAATCCATGCAAGGGCAGCCGTTCCGTATACCTCAGTTAATGCTTGCCATGGCTTGTCTTTTGAGAAGGCAATTAAGGCAGCCACTGCTTCGCTGTCTACCTGTGCAACGCGAGGTACACCTAACTGTTTAAACAATTCCCTGTCGTTGCTGATATGCCCGTTGTGTGTGAGCACAATTTTGCCACGAGGAATTGGGTGGTTGTTGCTTGAGTTAGTTGGTGAGCCTTGAGTTGCGAACCTTGTATGAAGGATTGCAGTGGTTGCGCCACCGCATAATTTATCGCCAGCGTTAGGCACGAATTTACTTGCAGAGATAGGCGCTTTGCGAATTACGCGCTTACCTGTGCGTGGGTTAATCCATGCGCTACCTGTGGCATCTGTGCCACGGTGTTCAATATCCATAAGCATCTGACCTGCAAGGTCTGAGGTGCTTACGCTTTTGTAATGCTTAGGGTCTAAGCAATATCCTGCTATACCGCACATATATTTTTCTCCAGTCTGTAGTAGTTAGAAGTTAATTGTATCACATCCGCGATTTAGTACTCGCAACCCTTGCAATCAGGTCGTAAGCAATCACCGCAAATTACTCTATCGTTTAAACAATCATCAGTTGTCATGGTTTTTTTCTCCACTGGTGATTGCCTTGTTCCCTGCCCAAATTATTAGCCCGATGAATAGAAGCGCTCTGCCATCTATCCAAGTGAGCCACCAAGGTAGCAAGTTGTAATCCATTGCATCCAGTCCTTTCGTTTAAACACTTAGGTATCTCCTAGGTGTTAGTGCCTGCCGTGGGGATTGCACCCACGCTTAACCCACTAGGGGCAGGCGACACGCTTACCCCTTAAGGGTGCGTGCTCTATTCTTTAACCAGTCGCCAGTTGAGGCGTTTAAGCAGTTGAAGTTAACCAAGGTATCGAGCAAGTTAACGCATGACTCGGCATCTCTTGAGCGAGGGTCTGCCCAAGGATTGAGATTTGAATTTAAATTTAGATTAACGCCTTGCACGCTAATCTTGATTAAGCCAGCGATGAACTGGCTCCATGCGATTGCTTTAACACCGTTTAAGGTGCCTTGGTGTAGGCGAACCTCAACGGTGCCGTGGCGCTCCAGCGCATCAAGGTTTAAGGATTGATAGCGACTTGAGGCTCTGAAATTGCCACCGTTTAAACGGCTCGCAATATCCTCGGCATCATGTTGTTGTAAAACTCCGCAGTAGTTATTGCGAAGGCGTGAAGGTGCAACCAGTGCTCCGATTGCATGGTGCATTGAATAGTAATTCAACACGAATTGGCTCAGGCTTGAGGTAAAAGCACTGCCGAAAGCATTGGAGCCAATATGGACATGAAAGCCAGTCGCAGTATCAACACGAGCACCAGCATTTTTTAGAATTTTGGTGACTGCCACTGCCTCGTTTAAACGACTTTCATCAAGGATTGGAGATACAACCTCTGCACCTCGTGCCACTGAACCGTCATAGACGGCTTTCCAGTTTTGACTGGTTTCATGGGTGCGGTTAGGCATCTCGCAGTTAATTCCACCCTCGTTTAAAACTCGGTGTGCTTTCTGCACTGATACGCCTTGAACTTCAAATTCCATGCCGAAGGTAGTCATTAGCGAACCGCCTCAGTCATTGATTGATTGCACCGAGGGCAGATTGGGGTGCCGAAGGTGATAATTGTTGAGCGAGAAATTCTCGCGATGTAGTTATCAGTTAAGCAGATAACTTTGCGAAGGCGAGTTGATTGTTTCGCCTTGGTGTCTGCAGTTGTTGCAGTCATTGGGTCGAACCTTTCCAGTCAGTACTGGCAACCAGTTTTGCCAGTGAGAGAATTTAAGCAGTTGTTTAAACAATTTTCAACAATAGCCCTAAAGTCAGTATTTTATACTGCTTTTAGCGTGTCGGAATTTATAGCCATTGACTGATTTAGCCACTGAAAGCATGAGCAGTTTAAACGCCAAGTAAAAACACTACTCGCCAGTAATATCTTAAAAGCATTGATTTATACTGACTTTAGCCATTGGTGAATTAGTGCATGCTCTAAAACCATATTAAACAAATGACTTTGCGCTATTACTCGCCAGTAATGTTTAAACACTTTTAGCAATTCCAGTTGCAGTTGCGATTGATACATGGGGGGGGCGCGGGCTTACTGATTGCAGAGTCAGTGCCTCACCGCGCCCTAGCACTGCTCTGCCCTAGTTTTGTTTTGCTAAGTGCATGCAGTTTTGTTTAAACACTTTGCAAGGTGCAGAGCGAGGTGCAAAATCTGCACCCCAGGGTTTTTAAAATGACTGAGCGTGTGTGTGTATGTATCTACTTACATAACTTTGCTAGTCCTCGCCCCCCATAAATGTGGCTCTGACCTGCGCTTTTATTGATTTACTATATGTGTGGCGTAAATCACATGCCCAGAAGTGTCCGCTAAGGACCTTCTGGACACCTATAGTATAAGTGAGGAGGCAAAATTATCGGAGCCTCCGAACATTAACTACAACCCGTAGGGTTGTTGCCTAGTATTAGCCCTAACCTTCGGGCTTCGTTTGAACTTCGCCCTTCGGTTAGAAGTTAAGCCCAAGGCTCCCTACAGTCCGCCTTGGAGAACCTATGGAAAGAAAGCGCGTAACCTCTGCATCACATAAGAGTGATGCCATCAAGAAGCAAGTTATTGATTTTTTAATGCAGGGTTACTCTACCCAAAAGGCTATGGATGCCGTAGGTAGGAGTGTTAAGACCTACGAGTACTACCGAAAGGTAGACCCTAGTTTCGCACTCGCTGTAGACAAGGTGCGGTCTATGACCGCTAGAGGTGAGATAGGAAATGTAAGAGGGGAAGTACCACCCTTCCCCGAATTCTCAGAAAAGTATCTAGGTACCAAAGTTTTTAAACACCAAGAACACTGGATTGACCTACTGGAAAGTAGAGAACCAACGGATTTACACCCTGCTATAACCTATGAAGAGGGTGCTCAAGATTTATTAATTGTTAATACTCCACCAGAGCATGCAAAGTCTACGACCATTACGGTCAACTATGCTGTCTATCGGATTTGCCAGAACCCTAATATCAGAATCATGATTGTGTCCAAGACACAGGCTATGGCGCAAAAGTTCCTGCTCTCCATTAAGAACAGACTAACACATCCTAAGTATCAGGACCTACAACTTACCTTTGGACCTCCAGGGGGATTTGAAAAGAATTCTGATTCATGGAAGCAGGACCTCATTTACCTATCATCCGAGGCTCGTGACTCAGGTGAGAAAGACCCTACCGTGCAGGCTATTGGTGTACGGG